TAAGAATTGGATTTGCGCCAATTGCTGTTTCGATTGCTTGGAGTGTGCCATTTCTTGTTTGGGGGGATAACTGAAAAGCCATCTTTTTCTCCTTTGTTGCATTATTTCTTTATATTTATAAAAAAAGAGTTGACAACATTCCAAAGTCGTGTATAATAGCGTTATCGCTTATGATATAATAATAGATTCTTTAATGCTATCTTCTTTCAATATCATCTTCTGATAATTCATTACCCATCCATACTTCAATAACCTTAACAGGAACATTACCAACGTTAGTTGCATGATGCCAAGTCTTAGAAGGTATGTCTATACTATCACCAGTTTTATATACCTTAGACGTACTATAACCATTAGAGAACTCTAAATCCATTTTAAGCTTACCATCAACGATATGCCAATGCTCAGAACGTATAAAGTGTCTTTGATCAGATAATGATTTATTAACGTCAATAGACAACTCTTTTACTTTCCAATGACCATTCTGATCTAAGTCTCTATATTTACCCCATAGTCTTTGCGTAGTTGGTTTATCCCATTCTTTTAGAATCCATGATGAACTGTTCTTTTTATCTTCACCACCAACTCCAAAGACAAATGATATATTACATTCATCACGTAATTCTTTAGCAAACTCAACTTCTGGTGTTGTTCCTTTTTTTCTATCTCCACCATTTGCAAAGATAATCTCAGAGTTTCTAGGAGCTTGTTTAGCTACATATCGAATAGCATCACAGGCTGTATCATCTGAGTCATCAAAAGTAAATACATGACCTACACACCCAAGTTCTTTGATAATAGACATACGTTCTTCGACAGACATAAAAGGTTTTCCCTTTTTGCGTGTCAGCCATTCATCACTATTAAGACCAACAAATAGGATAGAACCCATTTCCTTAGCCGCTTTAAAATATGCAATATGTCCTGAGTGTAGGGGATCAAAACCCCCAGTTACGATCACTGGTTTCATTTTCTTTCCTTCATCATATAATCCCAAATAAAGTTCTTACTTTTATTAGACTTCATATTGTTATTTATGTAACCAGGATGTACCCACCAATCCTCATAAGAATTGTTATTATCTATAGAGACATCAGGAACAAACAACTTATATCCAATATTTTTTAGATACTCTCTTGATTTGTCTTTGATCTCAGAACCCCACCAACATTCATTGTGTTGAAACTGTATAATTGAGAACTCATACTTTTGGAATGGAATTTCACCCAAAACTGATAGAGATGCTTGATCTGCATTAATTCTTAGGAATTCTGTATGTTGCTCAATACAATTCTGTTTAAATAACTTTTTATAATCTATAGTTGACGCATCTTCCAGAATAATTTTTGTATTACGTTCCCTACTGAACATAGCACACATTCTTTCGTCTCTATCTATAGACAAACCTCTCCAACCAAATTCTTTTTCTAGTAAGTATGTGTTATTAAATAGCTTAGGGTGTCCCGACCCAATTTCTACAAAGCTACCGCCCTTCTTACCTTTAAGTAGTGATAGGACAAACATATCTTGGAAGTGGCGAGAATAGTTCTTCTCCACATTCTCAAGACCATCAAATTTGTGTTTGTATTTCTCAATTTCTTCTTTGCGATATACTAACGTACTAGGATAGCCAATGTGACTTAACAAATCAGTAACTTCTGTATCCATTTCAGATGTCATGTTAAGTTTATTTTTGTGCTTTAGATTGAATAGTAAATTCTTTGAATCGTCTCTGCCATCTGTTTTCCATTTAGACATTGCATAGATATATTCAAGACCTACTTGGCCAGGATAGTTTAGTTCTTCACTGTGTTCTACTAATTCTAAGCCTAGCCCTATTTTAGAGTACATTAACGAGTCACGCCAATTACTAATCTCTTTGGAATGTTTAGCCGCAAAATAATATGCTTCTGGTCTATCTGGTAGTATAGTCATAGCCATCTTGTAAAGACCTATAACCGTTTGACCACGAGCCTCTGATCTGTCGAAAATCTGTCCACCCAATACCATACAGTTATATTGTAATTTCTTTTCTTCCCACGTTTCACCTTCGCAAAAATCAGCCGCCCTAAGATACCAACCAAAAGCCGCCGCACCCTGTTTCAGTGAATCATACTCACGAGCAAGAGCGTACATCTTAAATGGATTAGAATAGTCCATGACAACATCATTCAAAACTTTCATATTCTTAAATCTCATCATCGTCACCTTCTATCATTCTTGTTTCCATTTCTTGCTTAATGTCATAAACCTTTTCTTTCTCTATAATAGAAATTATCAGTTTAGTCAAATCAAGGTCTTTCTGGAGAAACATCATCTTCTGTCTAATTTTCACAATTTGTTCTTCGTAATATTCTATTTCTTTTTCTTTACGAAGCTTAGTCTCAAGTATGTCAGTAATTTGTATTAGTTTTTTGCTCAATTTATTCTCCATGCAAAAATTCAAGAAATACTCTTTGTGGAACACGCAATACGTATGAAGCATTATCTTGCCAACCATATGATATTAAAATATCATTTCCAAGAATAGCTACTCCCGTAACAAACTCAATATTATAGTCTTGTCCTCTGACATGATCATAATAGGTTCCCATGAAATGGAATTCACGACTTTTGTGTACGATATTCCAATCGTTATCCCATATAATAACTCTATGCGCGTAGTTACCGTCTTTCCTACCAAAAGGATCGCGCAATAAGTTTGTTTCGTGAATGAAAGCCATACGCTGATGTTCATTGATACGAATTACTTGTGAGCCACCCCTAAAGTCTTTATTGGCATCAATTTTCTTATCTGCATCATACACAGCGTCAACGGTTGTGCCACTTTCAATATCAAACTTAACAACCTGTGTTGGGTTGCACCACTTAATAAAGTGGTAAGGCATATCAAGAACTGGCATCCAATTCTTTTCACAGTAAGAACTATCGTCACCTGGTGTTGGAATAGAATTTCGTGATACTTCTGTCCATTCACCATCAATAAATTCGATTTCACACATCTCCATGCGACCCCGACCTTTATCATCAAAGCAGTCTCGACGTACTCCACATAGGAATAGCTTATCGTCCCAACTGAACAGACGTGCATCTTCAAGACCTATGAAGTTCCATGTTGGTTTCCCAGTATCTAACGCCATATTAACACGCTGTGCATTAACAAGGTTTAAGTTAGAATCTAACTCACATATTACATTATGTGTAGTAAGAGTTACGTCATTTTCGGGGTGAATATAAACAAGAGGTCCCCATTGGTGTGGAAACTTTTTGCCTTCGCTGTGATATAGGTAATAGTTAACGTGCCTTACATTTACAAGGAGCTTACCGTTGTGCGAGAATATAGAGGGGTTCATGATCCCTGTCTCGTTTCCAAGAACTTCTGTTGGTATCAATAAGGGGTGTAATGAACCCCCTCTTTTCAGTGCGTATGTTGCCAAGCCGCCCATGTACAAATCGTGCATGTTCTCTCCATTATATAATTATAGTATAGTAGTTCTTACCAGTCTGGTACGAACGTATTCATTGTATTTATCTCAACCTTCTTAGCCAAAACTTTGTTGATAACATCCATTTCGCTTTCAGTCATAGATTCTTCTATCCAAGATACAACATCTGCTTTTGTAACATCATCTAGTTCGATGTAATCAGCCGCCGATGTAGATGAAAGATCAAGTAATGTTTTGCCAACATAAGTAGCTTTTTTGTTGGCATCATTAGTAGCAATCTTTCTCCACTTGATAGAAATGATTGCATCTGCTAACACATCACCATCGCTATTTGTTTGGTCAAGGGTTCCAAGCTTTAGTATTTCCCATGTGTAGTTCATAATCGTTACTTTCTATTATTCATCACCTGATGGTGCTGGTGTTGCTTCACCCCAAGGTAGGTCTGCGCCAGTTTTCTCTACAGCAATATCTTTATCAATTTCTTTTTGAATTTGCATATCGATGTGAGCTTTGTATCCTGGGTCTGAATCAATTACGTTTGTAATCCAACCAATTACTGTTGCTTCTTCTAGGTCTTCAAAAGCAGTAAACGAACCCGCTGGTACGTTAGCCGCACTGAATGGTGTAGCACCTGTAAATGAACCTTCGTTGCCTTCTTCATCAGTACCTACGATGTCCCAATAAGTTTGAACCACTGCGTTTGTTAAAGTTTCACCAGCAGCGTTAACTTCATCTTTTACCTTTAGGTTTCTGACAGTATATGTATATGTAAATGCCATTATATTTCTCCATTTTTATTGTGGTAGTGTCTTATTTATCTAAAACACGGTTTTTCTTGTGTCTTACTCTATTTATACGTTTTAACCACGGTACAAATATAAATCTACAGGAACGCATATACGCAAAGTAGAATAGTAAGGGTTAACGTGATGGTATGTGAAACTGGGAAAAATCATAAAATCTCCCGTTCTTGGGGTAATTGCATGTCTATCAAACAAAGGATTAAACCAATCATCATATCCCCTATTAGCATTGCTTCTTGGGTCAGAAAATACTATGTCACCACCACTATTTTGATCTTCTGCTAATATGTAAAATACACCAGATAAGTGTGCGCCAGAATGATTATGTATAGTCATGTTATAGTCTTTGCTATGACCTGTAATCCATGCTTTCATTTCATGACTTTTAAAATCTTCAATACTTTTATTAATAGAGTGCTTTAGGTAATCGTTAAACTTATCGTGTACTAATGACTTGAACTTATTCATTACATCAGAGTTATCTTTAAATATATTACCGCCATCTACCTCTCCTGTTAAATCATTTAAGTTGTAGGTAGTGAATATGTGTTCAACAAGCCCTTCAACGTCAAATTTTCCAGAACCAATGGTAGTAGGCCAATGCGGATTAAAATCCATAACAGTCTCCTTCATGATATATGACATTATTTATAACAAATCTTTGAGTTGACATTTTGGACTAAATATGGTAGTATAAATAACAATACAATATGAACAGGTAGCTATGACATTTATCGACTTTGAAAACTTTCTGCTAACAGAAGAGTGTTTTGATAACCATGATGTTTCTTATATAGATGAAGATGGTAATCAACACTACATAGAACAAACTGACTTCATCTCATATGTTGGGACTGTAGCTAGGTTGTTGTCTGAGAGTAGAACTATGAAAGTCGAGCAAATAGAGACTTTACTGTTTGTTAAAGGAACTGTTCATGCCTTTTACAATCAAAAGAATGGCGCATCATTTGATGTTCATACAGACCCTGTAGATGTTTTTATAGAATGTCTTGCTGGTAAGAAGATCATGGAAGTTGATGGCAAAGAGGTTGTGTTAGAAAAAGGCGATACGGTTTTAATACCATCAGGAACACCGCATAGAGCGTTAAATTATGAAAAGGCATTGATGTTATCACATGGCATTCACGACACAGAAACACTTAATCGTATACGTTAAGACCACCGAAACTTGTAATCTGAACTGCGCCCATTGTTTTACTTCTGGTATTAACGGACGTAAGATTTACTTTGATGCGGATAAGACAGCGAAGTGGTGTAACGAATTAGACGATGGGTCAAATCAAATACACTTTGAGTATCATGGTGGTGAGCCTCTGCTTGCACCCATGAAAGACCTGTGGCATTTCTACAATGTTACGAAAGAACATTGGGGTGATAAATGTACACATGGCATCACAACAAATCTTACTTACAAGCTAACTGACGAACGTGTTGAGTTTCTTAAGGTGTTAGATTCTGGTTCTATCGGTACATCATGGGACCCCAACATTCGTTTTGCAAACGAAAAGCAAAGACAGCTTTGGGAAGACAACGTAAAGCGTTTGGTTTCTGAAGGTTGTAACATCCAATGTTTTATTTCCGTATCTAAAGATGTTGTTGCAATGGAACCCCTTGAGATTGCTGATTATATGCATTCACTTGGAGTGGGTTCTATTAACTATGAACGATTGACCCACGATGGCAATGCAACAATTAATACAGATATTTTTCCACATAACTCTGAGCTTGATGCTTTTTGGATGAAGATGCATGAGACGACTAAAGATCACCCTATACATAATAACTTTCTCAATTCAGTTTATGATAAGTTTAGTAAAGGTCAATTCTTTAATGGTACGTTCTGTAGGGATTGTGAGCAAAAGATACACACTATCAATGCTGATGGTACTGTAGCAGGTTGTCCTAATACTGCACCAACACAATGGTATGGTGACATCAGTATGCCAGCAAAGACAGTGAGAGAAAGCCCTAAGCGCATGGAAGTGATTGCTTGTGAGACACATGAGCGTGACCCACGTTGTTACGACTGTCCTGTGTTTATCTATTGCCATTCTGATTGTCATCAGTTACAATGGATGGAAGACGTATGCCCAGCGCCTAAAACATTGATGTTGAAATTAGCGGGAGACAAAGGATGGATTTGATTATTAAGCCAACCGAGGCTTGTAACTTTAAATGTACGTTTTGTTCTTCGACTGACATCGACCCCAATGAAGTTGGGCTGTTGGACTTGGAATATATCTATCGTTTCTTGAAAAGGTATCCTGACACTAACACAATCATTGTTAATGGTGGTGACCCACTTATGGTCAAGCCAGAGTATTACCAAGAACTGATAGACCATCTTGATGAACATGATTACCCAGCATATATTAGCTTTACATCTAACCTATGGCCTTTCTTAATGCGCCCAGAGAAGTGGCTACCCATCTTCAAGAACGAAAGATTTGGTTGTGCAACATCATTTCAATATGGTGGTGGTAGACTAAAAGGTGACTATTCAGAGTTTACAGAAAAAGACTTTTGGATGGTGTCTGATGCTATGTTAAAACATACTGGCGAACGTCCACCCTTTATTGCGGTTATTACAGAAGAGAATGAACATCTTGCTATCAAGAACGTTGAGCTTGCCAAAGAGATGGACGTGGAGTGTAAGTTAAACTATGCTATGGCGTCTGGCGTACAAGGTAGCACGTATCAGTTAAGTAAGATTTACGAAACATACCTTGAAATATATGATCGTGGTTTAGCTGAATATGAGTTCAACACTAAACAAATGATGAAACGTCTCCAAGGCTTTTCAACTACTTGCCCTCAAAATAGGCATTGCGATGGTGGCATTCGTGCATTCAACCCAGGTGGTGACTATTACTCTTGTGGCTCTTTTGCTGATGATATGGATTATCCTATTGATTTTGAGACTGAGATGAATGGTGAGATGCAGACACCTCTTCAAAATGATCCTAACATACAGACTATGAAAATGGCTTGTTACACTTGCCCTATGTTTGAAATATGTAATGGCTGTAAAAAGACAGTACGTGATATGAAACGTGAAGGGACAACTGAAGCACATTGCAAACAAATGAAATCACTCGCTCCAAGAATACTTGCTACGAATGGAATGAGTCCAGATATGGTGACGCCTTATGTTGATGAATCTATCAATTAATCCGACATACTATTGCAACTTTGCCTGTGACTTTTGCTACTTGACAACAGCACAATTAAATGATAGACATAAGATAACACCGCTATGGTTAGATCATTCGTTACGTCAAATAAACGATCCTATTGGACATGTTGATCTGTATGGTGGTGAGATTGGGTTATTGACGCCAGAATACTTCTATGAACTAAAAAGTATTATAAGAAGATATTACGATGGTGATATAAACATCAATACAAACCTTTCTGCGTTTCCAGACTTCTTTCGAGATGATGATGTGACGTTATCTGTATCGTATGACTTTCATGCAAGAGAGAAAGAACAGCACGTTCTGAATAACATGATGAACGCAAATAAAGATTTATCTGTTCTAATATTAGCTAGTCCTAAAGTTTTAGAGATGGATGTTGAATTTATGATCTTTACGTTGAATATGATTTCTAATGTAAAGTCAGTTGAGATTAAACCTTATTCAATTAACCAAGCTAATGCTCACCCTGTCACGCATAAAGACTTTGAAGACTTCGTTATTAAGTTTGATGAAGCAAAGACAGAAAAGAAGTTTAACTTTCAAAATATGGATAACATATGGCGAAGTATAGATAAAGAATATGATGCGTTTAGTAATGATCACGTATATATTACACCTAAGGGTAAATATGGTGTGCTTGAGTTCGATAAATACGATAAGGAATACTTCAAAGAATACGATACATACTATGAATACAAGAAGTGGGCTAGGGAAGAACCTGAGAACAATCTAAGCGAAATATGTAAGACGTGTAAATATTATGGTAATTGTTTGACAGAACATTATCGGTATGTAAAGGATTTGACTAATAGTTGTAATGGATACAAAGGATTGTTAGAATATTATGAAAGAATGGAAAGCTAGACAAAGCGCATATCATTTGACAGCATCTTTATTCAAAGATGATCTGACTGATGTGGAGATTAATTGGCAACCTGACCTTACGGTTGAGTTTGCTCTAACACACTTCAGAGAGTATGTAGACGAATGGATTTATCCAGCCAAATCATATGTGGTTGCGATATGTTATGCCCATTGGCTTAGTAAAGACTTCAATGAAGACTTCTTTGATGCACTAAATGATCCAGAATTGCTATTTAATAATGACCCCCATTTTGTTCCATATTGGCAAGACAAAGAAACTTATGATGAAATACTCGCCCAACTAGACTTTAACGAGAAGCTTGGTATGGTTCCTGACATATACGAATACTATAAAGAGGAAATGTTATTTGGACTTTAATATAACAAAACAGTTATTAGAAACTAAGCGACCCGACATCGCTGAGATTGAGTTGACGTTGTTTGAAAACTGTCACCTTAACTGTTCTTTTTGTCATCACGACAAGAAGTCAACTGTAGGCTTGTCAAGAGAAGAAATATTCTCCAAGCTTGATTTAGTTGAACAACATGTTATTAAAATGAAAGGCAGAGTAGACATTATCCAAATCAATATGGTTGGTGGTGAACTATTCCAAGATCGTATATCAGAGTGGGCTTACCCAGTTTATTATGACTTTCTAGTTGCAATTAAGAAAATATTCGATGAACACGAGCAAAAGATTAAAGTTGTTTGGGTTACTTCTTTTCAGTTTAGCAAGAGAGATAGGGTAGAAAAACTATTAGACGATCTAAACGCTGTAGACATCCCGTCCTACATTATA